CCTTTCCAGTAGTGGCGCTCAAGTACTCGGAATTTCTCTTTGCTATCAATAGGTGGCGCAATGACGATTAAGCAGGCGTTGTCTCGCGTTCGGCTCGGGTCATAACCGAGCCATACTTCGCGGTTACCAAATGGACGGCTTTCAGCAGGCAAGAAATCTTGCCAGGTATTGATATCTACCATGAGTTTTTCAAGTTGAGTGAATTTGAAAACAGAAGCTGAGTCATCCACGAACTCGCATTTATAGAGATTGCGAAATGCATCTGGGCTGTACTCTTCTTCCAGTTCGTTAGCATCAATAAGATGACATCCACCTTTAACCGCGTCATGTACGTCAATGATGTAACGCCACTGCTTGTCAGGGCAGACACGGCCACCATCTTTGAGTTGTTTGTTAGATGGAAACTCGATGTTTTTACGCGTATCTTTTTCACCGCGCCAAGCATCGCCAGTCCAAAACGGATAAGCAGGATGATTCTTGCTTGATGGAGTAGAGAAGTAAGTTTTGCGAAAGCGTGTTTGTGTTGCACAAGCCGAAGCAACATCGCTCAACTTTTTGAAGTCCCGGATCCAGAAGTATTCGTCAATGTAGACATTACCAGAGCGTGATTGCGCTGAGTTTGCATTAGTGGATAGAAAATGCAGTTCTGCTTTGTTGCTTAGAATGATTGGATTGCCGGTTAACTCAATACCCCAGAACTCATGCGCTATTTTTATGATGTAGGCTCTGAATACCTCAGCCTGAGCTCGCGTTGCTGAAACAAAAATTTGGTTTTCACCTGTGAGTACTGCATCTTCAAAAGCTTCACCTGCAGTACCGTAGGTAAAACCAATTTGGCGACTTTTTAAGATGTTGCGGGTTCGTGGCATCTTAGGGTCATTCTTAATTGACCGAGCTAGGCGCTGGTAATCAAATAGACTGGCGATCCATTCATCAAAGTCCGCTGCTTGAAGATGGCCAATGTCGTTTTTCACCTTCTTCTTTTTACGACTGCTTTCTTTGCGGCCTCCATTAGATTCACGAGCTGGTGTCGCAATGCAACTCGAACTCTGAACACGGAGCTCTTTCATTTTAATTTCAGCGTTGGCCTTTCTCAGTTTAACGACTTGGCCAGCGAGTAACTCCAGCTCTTTTAGCTGCTGATCACTTTTCTCATCCTTATCAATTAAAACCGCCAATCGACGGGTAATCATCTGTTCAGCAGATAGCTCATCCAATAGCGCCGCCCAGCCGAAATCCTTCGCCCAGTTATAAATAACTCGCGTGCTATTGAGATTGAGCTGTTCCGCAATCTCTTTAGGAGGAACACCGCGCAAATAGAGCTTTTGCGCTGCCTCTTTTACTTCATCTGTATATGCCATGTCCCAATCATACGCCCAGATAACCACCTAAATTGCATAGCAAAATTCGGCTCTGTTCGGATTTGGCGTATATCCGAATTGACCAGAATTGAAGTGGCTGAAAGGGTGAATTTAAAGGCGTATTGTTTGAGTCCAGAAACACCTAACTGACAAATTTTTTACTAGGTACAAAACGCAAATGGCAAAAACCAGTGATTGGAAAATAGTAGCGACAGAAGGGGCGACAGTAGATAAGCGCATCATCTCCGCTACATGGATTAAGGATATGGCCGAAACCTATTCTCATGATCAATCCACCGCTTTGATATGGCCCGAGCACTATAAGGGTGATACCCCTTGGGGACCATATGAAGGCAAGAACTGGGGGGTAGTGGAAGAGCTAAAAGCAGAGAAAAGAGCTGGAAAGCTTCGTCTGTTAGCGAAACTGACGCCAAACAACTATTTGTTATCTGCGAACAAAGATGGGCAAAAGTTATTCACGTCCATCGAACCTGACCCGGACTACTTGGGAACAGGCCGTTGTTACCTTCGTGGCTTGGCTGTAACAGATAAACCAGCAAGCACAGGGACAACGCGCCTCCAATTCTCAACAGCAGAAGGGGAAGAAGTGACGCGTGAAGTAAGCCATTTAGAAGAGTTGGACTTTTCTGAATGTCAGCCTAAATCGAACCCATTAAGTAACTTCTTTTCGGCTTTAGCGAACTTAGCTAAATATGGAGAGCTACCTAATGAAATCACCCAATCAGAATCAACCCCTAGCGAGGAAGAGGAAGAAATGAATCCAGAGCAGTTTAGCCAGCTCATGGGCAAGCTTGACGGTATTGAGTTAAAGCAAAATGCCCAAGAAACCAAAATCAATGACCTTGCTGGGAAGGTTGAAGAGTTTTCAGCTACTGATGAAAAGCCAGATGAAAACAACGACCAAACACAAAGCTTTTCTGTGCAGCAGTTCAGTGAAGAACTGCAAAAACAGCTATCGCCAGTGACAGCACAAGTGAAAGACCTGCAAACCCAGTTCGCAGAACTAAAACAAGAAAAGCCAGGCCAGAAACCAGGTGAAGAAGGCAGTGGTGGTGAAGAGAAGTTCAGCTCAATGGGAGTATTTTAATGTTAAATGCAGTTTCAACTGAATATCTAGCTGAGTTCAGCTTAGCCGTAGCCCAAGAAGCAGGGTGTGGTGCTCCTTATGGCATGTTCAACATCACGCCACCAATGCAAACCGCTTTGCGCCAAGCCATCTTAGAGTCTCATGAATTTTTGGGCATGATCTCTTTGCTCACTGTGCCACAAATCCAAGGTCAAGTGATTGATGTCGGTGGTGATGGCCTGTCGACAGGTCGAACAAGCTCGGGACGTTTCTCCCGTGAAATGACTCAAAGCGGCAACACCTACCAGTTATACAAAACGGATTCTGGTGCTCATATCTTATGGGAAACGATGACTGTATGGGCGAACTCGGGCAAGAAAGGCGAATGGCTAAAACTAATGAAAAATGCGATAGCGCGCATTTTTGCATTGGATATTCTTCGCGTTGGTTTCAATGGCAAATCAGTCGCAACACCGACAGACCCAGAAAATAATCCGATGGGTGAAGACGTTAATAAGGGCTGGATTCAAATCGCCAAAGAGAAGAAAGCCTCACAAGTGCTTCCTTCAGCGAAGTTAGACCCAACGGGACAAACGGCGGGCTCATATAAAAACCTAGATTCACTTGGCCAAGACCTTATTAATACAACCATTGCGCCTGAACATCGTCAGGATCCTGACCTAGTTATGGTGCTTGGTAGCGGTTTGGTTGCGGCTGAGCAACATCGCTTGCTTGAATCAGCGAATACGCCAACGGAACACAAAGCTGCTCAAGCCCTAGCTAAGACCATTGCAGGTAAGAAAGCGTACGTTCCGCCATTTTTCCCACCTTATGGTATTTGGGTAACTAACCTGAAAAACCTACAAGTACTAACGCAAGAAGGCACACAGCAGCGACGCCAGAAGAACAACGACGATGAGCTTCGTTTTGAGTCAAACCACATTCGCATGGAAGGCTACGCGATTGGCAACTTAAACAAGTTCGCAGCGATCGAAGCTGTAGAAGTTGTTGAATCTGCGCAGGGGTAACGTATGGCAAGCCCATTAGCAAAAGCTCGTCAGCAAATTATTGAAGAGCAGCGATACCTGCAGCAACGTGGTGACGCTGTCGCTAATCCAAACAGTTTGCACTTGTTGTTGGCAGAGTTAGAGACCGACTTGAAGGTTTTGAAAAACTACAACCGAACCGATGAAAAAGTCGAGTACAAACGTGAAGTGCTTGTCCCTAAATATCGTGAAGCGGTCGAAGCTTACCTAGAAGGTGGAGATCAGTTTGATAACCCGCTTTTCGCCCAAATGGTGATTTGGTTGTTCGATATCGAAGACCTTGATACTGCCATTGAATGGTGTGGTATTGCTATCGAGCGCGGCCTTGATACTCCTGAACGATTTAAGCGAGATTTTGCGACTTTCTGTGCAGATGAAGTTCTTGCTTGGGCCGATCGCATGGCTGAGAAAGGTCACGCTATTGAACCGTACTTTTCTCAAGTATTTGAGAAGGTTCGCAGTGAGTGGAGTATCAACGAAAAGTTGACCGCAAAATGGTTCAAGTTTGCTGGTTTGCATTTGCTTCGAAATGACAAAGGTAAGCCACATGCCGCCTCGATAGGTGATATCGAAACCTTGAAGAAGGCAAGAGATCTACTTACTGAAGCGCACGAGCAATACGTCGCGATTGGTGTTGGAACCATGGTCGACAACATCGACCAACGCATTCGAGCGCTGGAATCGGGCAACAATCTTTAAAGACTCCTACGCCGCCGCGCCTCGGCTGACGAGGCTGAAATAACTGAGAGTTCATTTCTATGCCGTCGACTCAGTGGCTAGAGGCGCACTTATTCAAACCAGGTACTTATGTTTACAGCTGATGATAACGACTATCAAACCACTAACATCGGAAACGATGGTTTTTGGCCTGACATCGAAGCCGGGGATTTTGAACGTCTTCGCGGTACGCCAGCAGCGCAAGACGATGAGCGAATCGTTCATGCATTGGTCAATGCGATAGCCTCGATTAATCAGCAGTTGGAGGCGTTCAAGCAACGCCAGTTAGAACAAGGTATCGAGAAAGCGGAAGCCATCGAAGTATTCCCGAAAGTGCATGGCAAAAACCGCATTGTTATTCAATACCAAAGTGCCGTGTTCGCCCGAGCAAAAGCGGATCTTCTTCCTGACTTCTCAACCGTCAGTCAGAAAAAAGAAGGGGAGCACCTGGCCGAGCGTGCCCAAGAAGTGAAGAACGAACTACTTGCAGAGAGTGAACGCATCATCCGCAATATGTACGGAAAAGGTCGTTCTACAGTGGAGCTGATATGACGTACCGAGTTGGCTACAAAATGAAGGCATTAAGAGCCCATATCGCAAGTTGTGTTGGCGAGCAAATTGCCAAACGTATGGACGCGGAAATGGGCGGCATTGAGCTCATGCTGACGCCTCGCAATCAAGGTAATGGTATCGATATTGTTCAGCAACGCTATGTCGCAGAATTTTTGATTGAGCGTCTGCCTTTTAAAAAGTTTGACCCTGCAGTGCTCTTTGCCAATGTCGCCGCTTGGTTGATGGATAACGACCCTGATAGGGAAGACACACTTGGAGAGCTGCGAGACCCAGACATTGATGTAGTTTTGGAAGACGAAAGCAGCGCCGAAGTATTGATTCAAGTGGTGTTTGAAGAGCCTATCAAGTTGGTCAAAGACCCAGAAGGCGACATCGTTTGGCGTGGACACAAGTGGAAGATTGCTGAGT